AGGCAAATCACTCATATATCCACTACCATTATCCCAAGATTCAGATACAGGATAAGCTTTAATTGTATATGACTGTAATAGGTCAGATGCATCCGACGCATGTAAATTTAAAAATATAGATGCTGATGTGATATGTCCATTATCGATTGTCGGAATATTTCCATCGGTTATTGATTGTGCTATAGAAGTTATTTCAGTTCCAAAATCAATAAGTATTCTACTGTTATATGTATCGGCATTAGCCAATGAAGCAGAAGATATTTTTATTAGTTCTAATATCTCATCGAGGCCAGAATTCTGTTCTGGGGTCTTTTCATATAATGTTGTATCTCTTTCTGCGTAATATATTCTTTTCATAATTTATCCCTATGGCTTAACTACTTTTCCTTTTATATCTGCATTAGGATATTTTATTTCAAATATACTAGGATCTAATGATGGATATAAAATATTATTTTTAATAGCACTCTTAACATCATATTCATTTCCGGAATAACCACGCGAAGCATTATGTAGATTATAAAATTCAAATGTTGGTACACTCTGAACGCCTTCTAAACTATCTAAGTCTGATATGATAGATGATATATTAAGTGGTCCGTTAATTTGCATTCTATCATTTGATAGTAACGTCTTTAGTCGATCGATACATCTTAACACTACTTCATTCGAATTAACATTTGGAACTGGAATTACTTCAAAATTAATTCCTAAGTTAATAATAAATGCAGATTTAATATTTAACGCATCTGTCAACATTCTATATTGTGAAAGATATGTCCTTAAATTTTCTAAGATAGCTTGATTAGTATCTGTAAAATTATTATCTGCATTTTGCGCTAATACATATAAATTTAACGCATATGGATTAGAAATAGTTTCGGCTGGATAAGTTTTATCTTCGGTATTAATTTGACTATCGCCTATTACATATGCCTTTGCAATTGTTCCAAATCTAGATGGCATTGAATATACTCGAGCTATATAATCTTCTCTCGTAATTGCTCTATTTTGTGCTGCAAACGCTGCCATTGCATTTTGTCGAATCGAATCTAAATCTTGCCTAGCTCGTGCACCTATTGCAGGTTCATTATTTATAACAGCGACAGAATCTTTCGAAGTAGTCAAATCTACCAAACCAGTTTCGTTCAAATAAGTTATACTAGAAATACTTGAAATTGAATTTATTCCAACATTTTCTTCTATACCGCCTCCATATGAATATCGAATAGTTAGCGTTGTGTTTGATGGAGCAATTCCATATGTACTAGTATATAAAAAGTTTGTAGGATCGACATTGTCTGTAGTTGTACGTCTTAGATATTCTAATCCATGGCCTACATTTTTAGGATTAGGTATTATTTCTTCATCTGCATCAGAAGATACCCCAGAACCAAATAATAATTCAACTCGACTATCATCACGTAGTCTAGATGTAAATCTTCTAGCTGTTCTTTTTAATTTTAATATATAAGGCACTGTAGATCTATATTGAGATAAGTCCGGATCATTAAATGGAATATTTGCAATATCTTCAAATATAGTATCTTGTGCTAAGTAATCTGTTTCATACCAGGTATTTCCAGCACTATCTGTACAACTAATGATATCTATCACATTCGAGTCTGGCAATATGATTTTATCATATGGCTTAGGATCTGTAAAACTAAAATCTATAGACTTAATAGTTCCGGAAATAACTTTTACTTGTTTCTTTAATAAATAACGAGCTACATTTCCAGATACATCTATCTCATAAACTGTTATCTCTGGATCTTGTGAAAAATCTAATGCTTCTTCTGTATGAAATATAATTCCATCATCTGTCGATACTTCCATACCGGAAGCTATAGTTAACGCATATTCCATATCAGGCGATGCATTTTCTCCAGTGCCTTTTGCCGGCACTAACTGAAATATATCTAACATACATGTAGCGGGGGCATTTAGTCTTGGTTTATATCCAAATAGCTGAGACAATGCTAATACGTTTGATGATTCTTCTGCAGTTGATAATAATGATTCTTTAAATGAATTATCTGTGTAATATGATAATACATCTCCAACATATGAAGACATTTCCATAAACATCATACCGGGCGATGATTCATTAAAATCTTGATATGTATTAGGAAAATAATTTTTTGCAAAGTTTATTAAATTTTGTCTAAACTGCGCAAAATCTTTATTTAAGTATTTTACATCTTTCTTAATTAAGTCTGCCATATCTTTAACCTATCTCTTTAATTCTTTAATAAGACCCTCCCAGGCCAGTGTTAAATGCCGTATTTGATCCGAAAGTTCCTACTTGTTCTAACGAAGTTTCTTCTTGTACAGAATCAATCTGTAAATTATTTTCGTTTGCTAAGATGTTAATAACTAAATTAGCACCTATAGTATCAATCCTACAATTTAATTTAACTACTAAATGGTGTCTATCAGCAGACGGAGTCACATCTAGATTAAGTAGTTTAACGTATGGTAACCAGTACTGGATATCTTCTTGCATAGTTTCTTGTAGTAAACTTCTTACATCATCTGTATTATTTTCGAATAATATAGATCTAATATTAGTTCCAAAATTAGGTTGCATATAACGTTCGCCTTTTGAAGTTAATATTAAATTCTTAAGATTAGATACAACAGCTTCATTTGTTGTATAAGACGACTCGAATACACCCTTACCTCCAGAACTCCCTGATGCATAATTTGACGATGCTGACTTTCCTTTCGCATCTTTATTAAACGGCAATAGTATTCCTAATGCTACATCTTCTTCTTCTACTGGCTTATATTGATATATTGGTCGAGCCATTTATTATATTCCTTTTTTCTTATCTATTGCTTTCATCAATGCCGAATAATCTTTTGTCATTGCATTTACTGTAGTTGCAACTGCTTCATTATTCATATCAATTCTTTCCCCATTAATTCCTTTTGTTGCTAATGGAGTATTAGAACTTTGCATACCAAACGCCTCAGCCATATCAGATCTAAAATTCATTGAATTCCATTCTTCTGGCGGAGTTGATGCTGTTTCATTTAGAATGTCGTTTAACGCAGCATTCTTTGTATACTGTTTTTTCATAACCGGTTGTTTAGGTTTCTTAGGAGTATCTAATACCTCGTGAAGATTAATATCATGTTTGTTGATATTCACTTCATTTAGTATAGGTTTTAGTTCTTTAACAATAACGTTACGAACTTCTTCCCTAATTACCTTACGTAATAACTTTACGAATCCTTGTGTTTTCATAGTAATTCCCTTTTTAATAAATATTGATACGATCAACTATTGGTTAAATAACTCGACCCGTTCCGGTAGCACTAGTTGCGCCTATTCCTGTACCTGCTTGGTTGAGTGCTGTACCAGTTGTCGCTACTACAGTATTTACCAATTGTCCTGGATCGGTAATAACTATTCCTGATCTTATATATTTGTCTATTGCAATTGATAAATCATTTGCAATCTTATTGATTGCCTCATCTTGTGGTCCAGTATTATTTTTCTGAGCTTCAAATGCTCTTTTGATATCATTATATAATGTATTTCTTTTTAGTCCTGTTGGTGGCGATCCGGGCGTCCCTTCTGGTAATGGCTTTTCCATAATTATCTCCTATTGTTTCATTTGTTTTAATGCTGTTTGTATCTTTTGTAACTCCGGTAATGCTGAACTTGGTCCTGTTGGTCCAGCCGGTGTTGCATACGGCTTAGCTCCTTGTGCTTGTTCAACACAAACACTTATAAAGTTTTCCATCAAAGTAAAAAATTCGTCCATATCGGTTTGCCATGACGGTGTAGCAATCTTAACATCTTTTTTAGATACTAACAATACTTCATCCTTACGAGCATCAAATACTAGTCTATCAGAACCTATTATTACTTGACCATTTTTATACTCATTTAATTTTTTTACTTGTTTACCAACTCTCTTCTGCGAAAAAGAAAGTGTATCAAAATATTGTGTAGATGTAAGATAAATAAATGATGGGTCTTTTTTAGGATCTTCTATAACATAATACTTATCTAAACTACCGCCGGCTGTCGAATCCTTAACACCGCATGTTAAAGCTACAATCGGATCACCATCTTTAGTTCCTTTCCAAAACGGCTTATTTAGATAATTAGAAAATGTAGCGGCGTTAATTGTCGATGAAAATCTTAAAATACTTCCAAATCTATCTAGATAATTTATATCTCCTTGAAACGGTTGTATCGATACTATATCTTTTTCTATAAAACTTAATTGTTCTGGCCTTTCTCCTATATCCTTTTTTATAATAGGGTCATTTCCAACTGACTGTCCTTCTATTGTTTGATTTTGTAAAAATGGTAGAATTGAATTATTACTACTTCCATGAGAATTAATCACATAAGTATAATACCATTGATTTTGACCACGTTTTTTTGCAGTACCTGCTGGCAAATGTACACATACTACTTGTTCTCCATATAAAGGTGTTTGTATTCTACTAGGATCAGCTGGAAATGCATATTCTTCTGAACCGAAGAATCTTACACGAATAGTGCCAGGCGGCAAATCAGTGTCATTAGTAACAGACTTAGTCTTCTTGTACTGGGTCGGTAGATAAGTCTCTATTACTTGACCTACTGCCGTCTTTAGATTCTGTGTCGAATTCATCTGTCGCCTCTGTTTCTGGTTGTGGTTTTAGTTTTTCAATCTCTGCTTCAGCTTCTTCTAATAAACGCGCACGTTCTTCATCAGTCAATCCATACTCATTTCCATCATCATCTTTCATTGAAGCAGAAACAATTCTTTGAACAACTGCAGCTAACTTAACTAACGCGTCATCGTTCTTAACAGAAACCTCTAAATAATCTTTAATCATAGGAACTATTACAGTAGCATCGCCTGTATTTTTTATCATAGGTTCTAAGCTTTTAATTAATGAATCAATTTGCCTAGACTTCTTTTTTGAATTATGATATAT